GTTAGAAGAAATGAGCAGTTCTTGATCACAGATGGCAATCAAGTACCAACATTTAGAGTTGATTCCTGTAGTGGAACTACACATATTGGTAATCAGTATGGTAGATTCGATATTGATTATTCTGTTGCTGGAGAAACTAGCTCTAACACTGCTTCTCTTCCAACATTGTTTAGTAATGGAACAATCAAGAGAGCATATAGTTTCTGGTTCGATCCACAGCACGTAGCTGCAGGAGGTCCTACTACTACAATCAATGGTACTGTAACTGGTAGTTCGGGTCAAATTCAGATCCCCGTACAGGGACTTGGTGTTGGATCTGGTGCATTTGCTGTTAATGATTTGGTATTCGTTGGAACACCAACTGCAACATCTACTCAGATTGGTGATTACATTATTGGTAAGATTGTTTCAATCGTTACTAATCCTACTAACCCAACTATTGTTATTGAAGATCCTGGCGATGGATTAATCACTAACAGAAACTTTGATCCAAATGATGCTGTATTTACTTCTGGTAATACTGTTAGGAGAATTCTAAAACATCCAGAACTTGCTAACATCATTGATCTAGAAGAAAGAACTAGAGTTAACTCTGGTGCTTCTTCCACATACATCTCAATGATCCTTGATAGAGGACATATTTCTCAACAGAAACTTGACTATGCTCAATTCTTAGCTCTTGCTGATGAAGAGGGTGATGCTCAGGTCTGGGTCAAGGTTAATGGAAGACTGAAGGGTGATGTTCATAAAGTAGGTATGAACGAGCAAATCCAAGATGGTGCTATTGGTTATAGAAGTGGTAATACCACAGTCAATGGTAATCTATCCATGCTTGGTGGATCCTTCCAGATCTTCGATTCTGTCAATAAGACAAGACTCTTTAGCTTAGTTAACGATGATGGTCATGCTGATCACCAAGGTCTATTAACTTGGGATGCTGGTGTTACTGCAAGAGGTGACTTCTATCTCTTCAGCGCACAGGATCCAGAAAACGTTGTCCTCAGTCCAGACTCAAATCAACCTTCGTTCTCTGTTGATAACTTAGGTAACGTAACTGCTGATAAGTCATTCACTGTTAATGGTGAAGCATCTAATCCACCTTCTACAACATTCAAGCAATTCGCTCTAGAAAATCTTGGTGTAGATGGTACAGAAGAATATGCAATTAAGCAAGATAGTTCTATCGATGCATTCGGATTAACAAACTTCACTACATCAAGTGGTGCAAGACATACAAGATACATTTCTTCTGCATCTCCAGAAGAAGATCTAACATTATTACCAAATATTGTTTACATGGTAAATACTACCGCTTCTCAAACATTAGTTCTTACACTACCATCTGCTCCTCAAACAGGAGATGTCGTAAGAATTACTGATGTTGGTGGTAACCTAAGCTACAATACATCACTGGTACTAAGAACCCCAGAAGTTTCTGGAATTAAGATTCAGGGAGATAACACAGGAACATTATTAGGTGGAAGATTGACGCCATATCCTTCTGGAGAACTGGTAGTTCAAACTCCTAATGCTGCTTTTGCTCTCGTATATCTCGGTTCTGTTGATAGTAATGGTCAAGTTGGTATTCCAACTTCAGTACAAGGATGGTGGTTAACAGAGGTATAATCAATGGCAAACTATAACAGAATCAAATCCGCCAAGGCAGTTCCGATTGGAACAATTATGCCTTGGACGGGTTCATCTAGTACATCTGCTGTTGCAGAAGATGCAATTCCATTTGGGTATATTGTTTGTAGAGGACAAACATTAAGAGCACTTGATTATCCTCTTCTTGCACAGTTATTAGGTAACACTTATGGTCCTTTTCAAGAACCTGGTGGTCCTGCAGTCGGTATTCAAAATGCATATCCAGATTATGATGAGGAAGATGTATTCATCTTACCTAGTTTGAATAATTGTAGTATGGTTGATTTAGAAGCTTCTAGACTTGCTCCTGAAGATAACGCAGTTGTTGGTACATATATTACTGAAAATGGAAATGATGCAGCACCATTGAGTCTTATTACTTCATATATTGATGTAAATTTTGCTGTTGATGCATCAACAACTTTATCTGGTAAAATTACTGGAATTACGTTACAAGATCCTGCATTCTTTGACACATATAGAACTATACCCAGAAAACTAGGTGTTGATCATACTCCTGGACATACTCACTCAAGACCATCAAATTCTGATGGAACTAATGGTTCTTATCCATCAGCTAGTGTACAAGGAACATCTGTTTCTACTTTTATGCCTGGTACATATGATACACAGGGATCTGAGTGGACAACTACTACACCAGAGCCACTCGGTAGCGAAGAAACAGTTGATAACTTTGTTGCACCTGAAGTACAACTTACATGGTATGATCCACTTGCAGACAGTTTAGTTGACTGCAGTACATTCCGCGACTTTACTGCTGCTTCACAAACAATTCCACAAGCTAGAGCAGCGTCTAGTCCAAGAAATATTCAACAGTATTATAGTATTGTTAATGATTATGATGATGATTACTCTTGTATTCCTTACGTAGATGTACCTGCAGTCTCTGCTCCATTCCCACCAGAGGGAAAATATAACGGGTTTCAGAACGCATATGTTGGTGGTGGTAGTGTTACTAATGCAAGAAGACAAGGACCTTATCCTACCACATTAAATCATAATGCTGATCAATGGGCGTCTACTTCACTTGCATCTCATAATCATTTCACGATTGACCTTTCAATGACAAGAGGACAGATGAGAATTCCAAGCACTACGCTCATAAATAATATGACAACGGGAACTATTGCACCTGTTAGTGTTGACAAGGCTTTGAGTGTGCAGATTAATCCTAATACTCCGTCACTTACTACTCTTGTTATAATGAGGGCATTCTAAATGGCAGTATTTTACAACAGAGAGAAAGCAAAGGTTGGAACCACCAGTGGTACAATCATTCATTGGTCATATGAATTGACTTCTAACGACCCAGATAACGCTACAACGAAAGATTTACTACCCGCTGGTTATTTAAGGTGTGATGGAACTATCTACTCTGCAGAAATTTTCCCAGAGCTAGCAACAATTTTAGGTGTTGGAACTCAGTCAAGATATAAAAAACCAAATGTAAATTTATTAGAGAATCAATTTCAGTTACCTGACTATGGTTCTAAGAAATTGAGAGCATCATCTGGTGCTAACTTAGGATTGGAAGTTGATTTAAGACTTCAGGATGATAATGATCAAGAGATCACAAAATCTGGTGTTGGACTAGAAGTACAGAGTAATATTGGTGAAACATATGAAATTCTTTATCAAGGTAATTTCTTTTTACCATCTCAAATAGTTCCTATTACTGGTGAACCAGGTTTTACAAGAAATACAGGTAACTATACAGAAACTATTGAGGTTCTTCCTAATGCTTTCTTACCACATGCTCACTTCCATGATGGCAATAGAACTAGAGTAAGATCATCACTTAATAATGAATTTAGTGCACTTGGTAGAAATTTTTATAGTAGAAAGTCTACTTTATGTGTTGTTCCTTGGTATTATAACACAAGACAAGATCTCTGTGCTGTAGCAGCTACGACATTTAGATTGTCTGGTGTTGGTATCCCAGACGGCACCTCAAATGAATCTTTCATTGGAGGTTTTGGACAATGTAAGAGGTACGTTTATGGTGGTTGTTTACAAGGTTGTGATTACTATATTCCACCCGCGAGCTATTGTCTAACACCAGATCTCGCTGATACATCTGTTTTTAACAGTGAAACAATGTCTTCTTATGTACAAGGACTAATTACTAATAGTGGATCTGACACTACTCCAGATGGTAGATGTATGTATCCAATGTGGTCTGGACAAAGTATTGGTTGTGATTCTACTGAAGGATCAGCAAACCAAGAAACCTCCACATGTGGTAATGTAACTTATACAGGAACAATTTTTACTAAGTGTGAACCAAGTGGTTTATTTGGTGGGATAGCTTGTGCTGGTATGCCACAGGCAGCAAAACAAGGAAGATATGGTATTCCACCTAACTATAAGTTTACAAACGTTCCTTTTGATGGTAATAAAGATGGTGATAGACCTGGCATTTCTGCTATCTCTAATACTACCACTGAGGTACAAGCATTTGGTAATGATGGTTCACACAGACACTTTGTAGACTTCCAAGCACAACCGCATACATACCAGTTGGAGACAGTGCCAACATTTATTCCAGCATCTAACTTATCTTCTACACTGAAGATTCAAGTTAACGAACAGAATAAAGCAGACCAATTCGTCCAGCCTTATCTAGTCCAAGAGTTTCTAATCAAATACTGATGACAGTCGCGTACAGAAATAATTTTACTGCATATAAGCAGGATCATGAAGCTAACTATGCTTCGATTGGATCGATTTTCCCTGTGCCAGTAGATTCATTTTCTACTGATCCAGCACATGCACTTGGAGGTGCAGGTTCTGGTGGTGAGACTATGGAATATAGTTACAAAGGATATTTGTACTGTGATGGTAGAGAGTTAAACATCAGAGATTATCCACAACTATATTATAGTATTAGAAACACATATGGTGGATCTACAACTTCTAAACCAACACAGTCATCAAATGCTGGTGGTATGAGAAGAATTGCATGGATTGGTAATAAGTGCTTTATTAATTTCTATAGAGATCCTGATATTGCAGGTGGAAATAAACTACCATATCCATATGGAACAGCATTTAGAATGGTGGATGATACTAGTGACACCCCTGCTGGACCTGGTCTTGGATCTATGCCTGCAGCTGATTGGGAGTATGGCGTATTTTATACAACTCAACTACCATCTGAAACTTTAAGTGTACCAAATGGTGAATTTGCGTATGAGGTTGTATTTCCTGACACTATTGACCCAGCTACGTTACCTAAAAATAATGTAGATATTACTACTGGCACTCATCCCAGTATTACACTCAACAAGTCTTTTACTTACGCTGATTCACCACATCAAGTTGGTACATTTAAGTTACCAGACTACAGAGATAGAATTATTGTAGGTGTTGGTGATGTAGATGGAGAAGGGACACCAACTGTCGAAAACGCATTAGTTAATAGTGTTGGACAAACTGGTGGTAAGTGGTATATTTCCAAAGATGAAATTTTGGACGGTGGTGTATTCTTTAGTATTGGAGACGTAAGAACAACTGGATATCAGAATATCCAAGCAGATGTCTTCACATTTCTTACTGGTAGTGTTGATTTTAGAGTAGGACCTATTGAAGATTACATTTTTAATAGACCAGTAGAACATAATCATTATATCTTATCATCTATTGCTGATGATGCTGTTGATAATGAAAGAGATGGTGTACCAATCGATGAGTTTGCTGTAAATTATGTCACTTCAAGAGCAAATATCTTGCCATTTGAACCTGTTGGACAAGGTGGACTAGCTTTGGGTCACTCACATGGATTAACTCGTGAAAAATTAAATGATCCAACACTAGCAACCTTTGGTAATACGTCAGGTCCAGGTGGTGAAGACCCCAATCAACCAGCAGATATATTCTACGATGTTAATAGTGCAGCATGGGCATCACTTTTACACCCTCTTGGTGATGGTAGAATTGGATATGATGATATTTCATTAGAACCACATGGTCCTGGAACAGGTGAATGGGAAGGATTCTTAAAACCAGGAATCGCACAAGGAAATAGATATCTTGCATTTGGATATGGTGCTACTGCAACTGGTTTCTCTAATCCAGGAGAATTAAAAAGATCTAGAAGAGTTGAACTTGAATTAGATTTTACTGGATATACTCAGTTATATGTTTTTGCTGTAGCTGGTAATGATAACAATGGTGGAGAACGTCCCAATAACCCAAATGAAGGATTATATTGCGAATTTAGTAATGGTGAATCGATCCGCCTTTTCCCATCTGTACAAGATTACATTGCGGAAAACGGTTTAGGAACTACAGAAGGATTTGATTTATATGATGCTATTCACTCTAACTGGAGAGAGTTTATTATTGATATTCCTGCAGCGTTACAAGATCAACCAAATCAAGTAGTTACACTGAAACAAGATCTGAACACTGGATCTGAACAAGGTGCTGGTGTTCCTGCAGGAAACTTGAATGCTAATGACATGTTAGGTATTCAGGGTGTTGGATTGCGTGGTGGTATTATTCAAGATCCCCCAGAACCTGATGGTTGCTATCCTATTACTGGTAGTCCTATTGTTTCTATTCTTTCAGCAGTATATGATTCTGGTAACAACTATGTTTTAGTAACTACAGCAGAACCACATGGATTTAGTAAAGGTGATTATATTACAGTTCAAGGTGCAATACCAGTTGATGCAGGAATGTTTAATGGAACGTTCCAAATTCTAGATAATCAATTTGCTACTGATCAATTTACATATACACCAGAATCAACTCCTACACTTGGAACAGCTGCTGGTACTATTTCAGTAAGAATTGCTGCTGGTACATTTGAGGATGTAACAACAACTCCCGCTCCAAGATTATATGCTATTGATGGACAAACTGTAATTGGTGGTAAGGCAGATATTTTTACACCACCTGGCACTGGTACAATATTTCAGACCGATGAATTACTATCACAAGGATCTTTTACATTACCAGCAGTAGCTGCATCAGAAGGTATTGTAACTAGAATCGATCTTCAATTAAGAGCACCTGGCGGTGGTGGTGGTGGAACTTCAGGCGATGGTAGTTCTGGTGGATATGCATATGTCACGTTAGATGTTGGTGGAAATACTTACACTTGCTACGCATATGGCGGCGGCGGTGGTCAAGCAGGAGATAATGGTGGTAATGGTGGTAGTGGTGGAACATATCTAGTTCCTGCTGCATTACTAGCTCTTGATATTATTGATATTGCTGGTTCATTCAATGGTAATGCTGGTAGTAATGGTGGAAACTTTGGTGCTGGAACTATTTCTGGTGGTGCAGGTGCTGGTGGTGCTGGTGGTGTAGGTTCATCTGGCACATTTATTACATCCACTGATACTGGATTTGTAACACAAGGTGGAACATCATGGACAGCACCTTCTAGCACTGGTGTTTCATCTAGAACTGTTACTATCAGAGTCGCTGGTGGTGGCGGTGGAGGTGGTAATGGTAATGCTAACTCTGGTTGTCAAGCAGGATCAACTCAAGCACCATTCGGTGATGGTAGTGCAAATGGTGGATCAGGTGGTGCTGGTGCATTAATTACTGCTAACTGTGGATTTGGTCCTAACTCATTTACATGGACTTTAGGACAAGGTGGTCAACCAGGATTCAACAATCAGGATGGTTATGTTAATGGTAATGGTACTGAAGCTGGAATCTCTTCAGGTGGTAGTGGTGCATCGCCAGGTGGTGATAGTGGTTTAGGTTATTGGGGTAATGGTGCTACTGGCGGTGGTGGTGGTGGATCCACTGGTATTTTCCTTAATGGTGTTATTCCTTTACTAGGTGCTGGCGGCGGAGGCGGCGGCGGTGGATCAGGTGGTGGTTATAACGGTAGTGGAACTACTGATGGATGCTATGCTGGTGGTAACAACCAAGGTGCAGCAGCTAACCTTAACGGACAAACAACTGCACTCGACTTTACCTTTGGTTCAAATGGTACTACTGGTAACTGCACCGCTGGTGGCGGTGGAGGTGGCGGCGGTGGCTGCGGTATTGGTGGACAAGCTAACGGTGGTGTTGGTGGTCAGGCAGGTCAAGGACACAATGGTAATGGTGGTGGTACTGGTGGTGCTCGTGGTAGATCTGCTTACAGAAGTGACCTTTGCACAGCATCATGGTCAACTGCAGGTAATGGTGGTGCACCAGGTAATGCTGGTGGTGCTGGTTATGTTCAGATCAGAGTTCAAGATGAAACTGAGAATGATGGAAGATTAGGTGGCGGTGGTGGTTCAGGTTCTAGATTAGTGTTGTCAATAGCTAATACAAATACATCTATCACATGTGGATTGCAATCTGCTGGTAGTAATGGTGGCGATGGATCTGGTAATGGAGGTGTTGGATATGTTAAGGCAGAATATAGAGGAACAATACCTGGCGATGATGTAGAAGGAACTCTATCTAATCCTGCTGGTGGATATTATGAATGCGATGAAACAGGTGTACCTGGTTCTCTTAGAATAGATTCTAATATATGGAAAGAATCTAGTGCTAATGGTGATACCAAAGAAGTTCTTTTGAAACCAGTAACTCCTGGTAATGGAACTGGATCCGCTAGTAAATTTCAGATGTCTACTAGTGCAAATGGTGAACCACCAAGATACGGTAGTCGTGCTAATAGATACTTACCTTTTGCGGGTGATGGCACTAGAGAGTATGTAATTGGTCCTTTGGATCTATCTAATGCTGAAAAAATTCAATGGTCAGTTATTCGTGGTACTGGTCTTAATGGTGGTGATGCACCTGAAGAAGATCTTCTACTCTATTACAGAGTTTCTGGTTCATCAACAGTAAATCTACTAGGGGTTGTTAAATCTTCTACTGGTGGAGATTCTAATTGGAGTGAAGTAGATGTGAATATCCCTTCTAATAGTAATGCAAGAAATACATCAGTTGAATTATTATTAAGACAAACCAGAGTTATTACTCAAGATGATAATGCTGATCTTACTCTAGATAACTATGGTGTCTCTGCTATGACAATATTTTATGGTGAAGAAACAACTAGAGTATTCACACCAACAGACGGTACAGAAATTTGTGACATTGATTTTGTTGACAGAACTGTTAATGTTGTTGAGTCTGGGATGGCTGCTGAGGAGGGATTATTCACAATGAGTTCTTCCACACCTATTACAGTTACATCAGAAGCTATTCCAGAAAATAATATTCCTCTAATCACAAAATACCACAGAGTCAAGTATCTAATCAAAGCCGTCTAAATACTATGACGGTATGAGATCCCTAATCTAATACAATGAACGAGTATTCTTCACAAGATGTAGCACTATATTTAAATGCCATTAATAGAACAATGGCAAAAAATGGTGTAACGAAAGTTATTACTGATGATTTCTGGAAAGATGAAATTGTCCCTATTCTATATCCTCTTTGGGATTCTGATAAGGATAAATTAGAAAGTTTTATCAGGTATAAGACTGGTGTCGCCTTGATGAACAAGAACAAGTTTCAAAGAAATCAAAAAACAGGTGAATATAAGTGGGTTTCATATGAAATGAATCTCGATGCATTTGAGAAGGCAGAGATTGATGACTTATACACCAAGCTAGATGCAAAATTTATTGAGTTTAGAGACTTAAATGATATTGATCTTGAGGGTAAACTTGCTTCACAGTTTGCTGCTGATGAATACACAAACTGGACTAAGATTACAATAGTCAGAAACTTCCTACTTATGGACAGTGACTGGACACAACTTGGTGATGTTCCTCTTACTGATGATGAAAAAGCACAGTGGGTTGCATATAGAAAGAAATTAAGAGATATTCCACAAGAACAACTGTCAATTCCTCCTAGTAACGTTAAGTTTCCAATCAGTCCTAAGAAGTATGCAGAAATGCTAGTTGAAAACTCTGAATTGGAAGCATATCTGGCATCTGATGATCAGTTCTTCCACATTGCTCAGTCAGTATATCGTAAGTTTGCTAGTAGAGCAATGTCTTACATGGCAATGGCAATTACAACTAAGCAAGTGGATGGAATGCCACAGAATAGAGTATACAGTGAAAGTAATACTCTTGATGCTATTCTACGAGCTATTGATGACGGAGGACTTGGTTGATGGCACTTATCTCTTTAAATCCAAAAACAATTGGTGAAATGTGTGCTCGCTTAGCAGAGCTAGAAAACAAATGTATCATGGTTGTAGATAATAGTGCATATTTTTCAATGTCTGATGAGAATAAAGCATTGATGTATGCATATTATAAGAGTGTAGATGAGAATGGCGAAGCTAGATGGATTATTCCTGAAGGTGAAATTGATGAGATCTTCACACAAAAGCACACATTCTACATTTTTAAGACAGAACAGATCGCTGTTGACAACTGCAGTGATTGGTTTCCACAACCACAGAATTTATCTAATGCAGCATACAGAATACCTGCATATGTGATCAAACCTAATGGAACGATCCCTTACATTAACGAAAATCCTTCAAATTCTGGTTGACACCTTCATAGCAGTGTGGTAGGATAACCCTATAAACTCAAATGCCATGAAAGTTCCTACTCAACCAGAACTCACCCATATGCAAATCCAAGCTATTCTAAGGGATAATTCAATCCCAGAGGATCAGATGAAGTATCTTGGTGAGAGAGAGTATACAACTGAATATGCTGCACACCCTGAGTATCATGGTCAAATTATGCCATGGTATCTGATTGGTGGTGAGCATGAGGTGCCAGTTTGTGACATTGGATCTATTGATCAAGTGGATGAAGATGACTGTGTGCCTGAGAATGATGGTTGGGGTCAGGGAGTAGAACTAGAGAACGTCACTGATGATTGGTACGATGATGATGGAAATCTAATTCCTTAAATATGAAGAGAATCTGCATTTGTTCGGATTCCCTCGCATATCATTGTAAAATCACTCAAACGGACTATAATACATGGACTGGCAAAAGTCAACAAAACACGAGAAGCGTAAAGACGCATTCTTCATATTTTATGAGAGTGTGTTGAAACCAGATCACGAGTTGCGTCAAGATGCACATGATCAGCATTGCTATCATGAATTGCTAGAATGGCGTAACGAAATTATAGAATACCTTGACAATCGTCGCAATGAAGAATTCAATGACTAAAAGCTACGCTGAATATCGTAGATCTCGTATGCAAGACTGTATTGAAGATTACTTTCAATCAGATGACGTTGATGCAAGGTATGCATACGAAGAAATCTTGTTAGTTATTCAAGAGCTAGCAGACTATCATGAAATGCATCGAGCACGTTACCTAGCATTGAAAGATTACATGCTTGGTTATAATCCTATCCCAGAGAGATTCTAATGGATAAGAAAGAACGTATCTTGTTATCACTTCAACAGATACATAATGTGACTAAATTGATAGATGACATTGACTATCGTAGTTACATGTACAACAAACTCATTATGGTTCAGGTTGAACTAGAACGACAACTTACTAATTTGATTCACAATGAACGAAGAAGAATTCAAGACAGCGATCAACAACATGTTGATGATGCAAAACAACAACGATCACAATTTTCAGATTTTGCAGGCACAGATTGATAACCTGCAAAAGCAACTGAATGAACTGAATGATCTCAAAGAGATGTTCAGACTACCAAAACCTCAGAACAAGGATCGTAAGTTGTTCGATGAAAAAGAGTGATTTTCAAATACTCCAACCTGTGCAATGGCACGACGTAAAAGGTTACATCTCTTTTATTGATGATGCTTATCTAACGATATGCTTCATTGATCAACCTCTTCCTGAGTCAGCAAACTCTAGATGGGGTCGTCACTACGCAAACATTTTAGTATACCCTGAATATTGGCATGAAATACGCTGTCGTCTGGATGAAAAACAAGAAGAAGGGATGCACGTCCCGCCAACAAGCGACCTTCTTCAATTTGGAAGATGCCGCTCTGTGGGAACAGCACATAAACAAAACCCTACACGTCAGAACTGACATTATCCCTATCTACGGTGACAGTTAAGCTAGTGTCCACTAGGGTGTCCGCATGACCTCCGCACCCACTATACTATAGAGGTCATCAAGGGAACACCCAATGCAACTCACTAACTCTGTCTGTATCGTTGACTTCTTTCCTGAAGCATTCATTGCTGAAGCATGTGATGTTCACGGTATCAAAACTGTTGTTAAGCGTTTTGTCAAGCGTGTTACCTTCCCTTCCGATTATGGTAAGGACATGGTATCTTGGTCAACTATCACAGCATTGACCTTTGCTAACGAAGTCAATTCACGTATCGCTGGTGGTGCAGATGTTACTGCATTTCACACTGATAAGTGTCCTGATAGCTACTCTGGTTTCTCCTGTGTGTGCTGAGAGGCACCTAGGAGCGACTGTAATGCCCCTCTAACCTATTATTGCTATGGAAACCCGATCTTTGAACTTGAGCGTTAATCAACTCAATTTCATTATTGATATGATGTGGGATTTAGATCCCAAAGTTTGCAAGAGACTTGCAGAACAGAATCAGATGGATGATATTCAATTGCATGATCAACTACAACACCAACTTCACACCAGAATCCATGACTGATCTTAACAAATTTATTGAATCTATGGCATCCCTAGAGGAAAAAGCAGCAGAGTTAGAAGTAACTGTAGATCAACTTCTATCACAATTGAACAGGCGTGTGACACTACACAAACTGCCACACCAGAGGATGCACGGTCACTGATCCTTGCTATAATAAGTTCATACACAACAAAGGACACACATGACCAACATCTCATTTGCTGAATTTGAAGCTACTGCTCAAGACAGAGCAGACAAAGCAGCAGAAGTATACAAGTATACTCAGTTACTTTGCCAAGCACTCATTGACAACTACATTGAGGATTGTGTGCATTCTTACAAGCGTAGTATTCTTACTGCTTCCTCTCAGTGGGACATAGACTACAATACCAAGCGTATTGAAGAAGTCAAGCAGAACCCTGATTATGATTTCGTGATTGAATCTGGTAGAAAATACCATAAGATCGTGATGGTCAACAATCAGCGTAGTGTACACGCATTTGTTGATAAGAAGACAGGTGAACTTTACAAACCAGCAGGTTGGAAATCTCCTGCTAAGCACGTACGTGGTAATCTTTTAGATTCCGCTAGTCGCGAGGACATCTTACAGCGTTGCGACTGGGCAGGCGGATATCTTTACATGCGTTGACACGCAACCCCTTATACATTATAATACATAGGTCACTCCACTTCTTCCTCTCATGCCAGTTCCTAACTTCTATCTCGTTGCTGACGGCAACGCATACGCACTAGACAAAGATGGTGCTCCCTTTGGTGCTCCAGTATTTGAAGACAATACCGTTGATTGGGATCATAGCTACGATTTTAGCGAAGATCTAGAAGATGATGAACTAGAGTACATTGCACATATGTGCCAACTCCTTGTACAAGCACAAGGATTGACTATTGAACACTACAATGAGGTTTTTGTTAAATGAGTAAACCCAATCCACTAGCAGATTACATTGCTACGCTAGTCGAACCATTTTCTAATCGTTACACACGAGGTGAGTATACTATTACTGTTACTCCTCGTGCTGATCTAGATGATGAGGGTGTTGATCGCTATTGGCGAGCATTCTCTAAGTTTCCTAACGATTTTGCTGCAGCATTGAACAAGATGCTGCCTCGTGACGTAGACTTTATTTCATACGATCACCTCTCCAACCAACTCACACTCCTTAAAAAATGAACAACGAAGACGCACTCCGTATTTCTGAGCAACGTGACGCTATTTACGACTGGGTAGTATCGAGGTTCAGGTATTTCATGGAGAATGATGAAATCGACAATGCACTGTGCCTTGCTGATGAATTCTTTGAGTGGATGGATCCCGACCAACTACATAACGAGGATACCTTATTTTTTAACGAGGATGAACTCCAAGAACGATTCCTTGAAATCACAGAAGGTTGATGACACCATGAAGACATTGATACTTGATTATATTAATCAGAGTAACAGTGGTAATCATGCTGAAGCAGAAGTCATCTTACATAAGATCAATACGATGAGGAAGCTAACTGATGTCAGTTAATTGTATATCAGCGTTTCCCTCTCCTATCTTACAATTCATTATCCCTGAGTTTGCTGATGTACGTCAGCAGATAGTGGATAACATTTATTCTGTGATGGAAACAACTGAGTCTGTTAGTCTATCAAATGATGGTGGATGGCAGTCTCCCAAACAAGAACCACAACCAAAGCTACTGTTTAAAAGTGTCGATAGTATAATGACACAATTTCTTAATGAAGAATTACAGTACAGCATTGGTAATGTGTGGTATAATGTCAACACTGAAGGATCATTCAATCATAAGCATACTCATCCAGGATGTGATCTTGCTGCTGTATTCTATGTGAAAGTTCCTGAAGGTGATTGTGGTAGGATTGAGATCGAGAATCCAAACTATTTCAATCAGGTTAAACTACTAGATGCGATGAAACCAGATATCAAGGAGAGTATGATTGCATTTACTTCTATGTGGTTTAACCCTGTAGAAGGCACTGGTATCATATTCCCATCCCATCTAATGCATCGTGTATCAAAGAACAACACCAAAGAAGATAGGATTAGTATTTCATGGAATATGCACGTAAACTAATTGCAACTGCTGCTGCTGGATTATGTCTGGGTATGGCAACTGCTGCACTAGCTAACGAAGACAAGATTACACAAGGACTATTCTCGTATGATGCCATGGGTTGTATGCTCCTACGTGAGTGTACTGATGACATTGAACCAATATGGGGAGTTGGTCTATTGAAGCAAGAGTTTCCTGATACTAATTGGGATCCTGTAGCACATGAGTTTACTCGTATGCTAAATGCTCTCACATTGATTGATGTACAGGTATTTCTTGCAGACCAAAAGTATTTCCCTGTTGGTCATCGTGGTGTGTACCACACTGTCAGTAATAAAATGTACTTGAACAGGAGTTTTATGCATCGTCCCTCTACACTGATGAGTGTAATGAGACATGAAGGATGGCACGCTGCACAGGATTGTATGGCAGGCACCATTGATAATAACATGATTGCTATTATTATGGATGAGGAGAAAGTACCACAGATCTGGCAAGACATTGCTACCAAGACATATGAAACTATGCCCCATGCTATTCCATGGGAGAAAGAAGCTACATGGGCGGGTAAAACTGAACATATGACCATGAAAGCACTAGAATCGTGTGCTCGTGGACAAATGTGGACAGATTATGAACCGACACCCCTTACACGCGAATGGTTGGAGAAGAATGGATATATCAAATAAACATAAACTCATCTTACTCACTCATAGATATGGTTCAGAAGACCTCTACATCGAAATCCCGCGCCAAGTCCGCAAAGACCTCAACTGGAAAGAAGGTGACACGCTCATCTGGGAGATCCAAGGCGACAACAGCATCGTCATTAGAAAAGAACTTAGCGTCTCTGAATACAAAGAAGAAGAAATCGCAAGATATCTCCAAGAAGAGTACGAGAAAGACCCCGACTCGTTCTACCAAGCGCACTACGAAGGATAGAGGTGTCAAGCATACACGAACTAAGAACACTGAGTTGTTCCCATGTCGTATTATGCCATGGAGACTTGAACCACGTACAGGTAAATTTAATCTATCGTGGTTCATGTGTTTTGATCATGCGGTAGATCAGATTGAACGTCAACAATTAAAACCAAATGATTACAAGCTACAATGCCACACCAGTGTGCCATTATCTGATCCTCTTACAGGTGATGTAAGAACACAACGTTATGTCGTAGGTTAATGTCAAAAGAACAACTCATCAAAGCATTAGAACAAGTTCTTAATGTTAAGTGTCAAACCATTTATACCAAGAACTCTCAAGGAATTGAAACATTACGTTATCAATTCACAATACCTCTTGATAAAGCAAAGTAATAGTGGTATAATTATATGTGAACTCCACTATTACTACCATGGATGACAATAAGAAGTTTGACTTTAAGGAAGAAATGGAAGTACAAGCTAAGTTTGAAAGAGAACTTGGCATCATCGGTGAACATATAGCACAATATGATGATGCTACGTATGAAGCAGTAGAAACTGATTACACTACCCAATCATGAGACTGACACCAGATGAATGTGAATACCTAGTTCTATGCCTACATAGGACTACTGAGTTCACTAAAGCTACTAATCGTGATAATCACGACAGAGTGGAGCAAAAACTCAAAGACTATCTCTATCGAGTTAAGTCATGATCATAAAGAAACAATGAACAATTATGGACTAGAGATAGCATTCTGGGTTATACTAGGATGCTATTTCGTATACCTCTGGGAGGAACGTAAGTCATGAAAATGAGAACCCAATTCAGTGTGCCCACACTTCAGGAAGATATGAAACATAGAGACACACTGTTATCGCTCCTTAAAGAACGTGCATACAAGCATGGTAATTTTACACTGTCATCAGGTATTGAGAGTGAACACTATGTCAATTGTAAACCTGTCACACTCTCATGTGAAGGTAATGCATTGCTATCACATTTGTTAATTCCACATGTGGAGAAAGATGCTGTAGCTGTCGGTGGTTTAACATTAGGTGCTGATCCATTAGTTGTTGGTATTGCACAGAAAGCATACTATAAGTGTAGTAGGCACATTGATGCACTTATCATTAGAAAGAACCCTAAGGGTTATGGTACAAAAGAAGTGATCGAAGGTAATAAACCACCAAAAGGTTCTGTCATTACTGTATTAGAAGATGTTACCACAACAGGTAATAGTGCTATGATTGCAGTTAATGTTCTCAGAAATGCAGGATACAAGGTCAATAGAGTTGTAGCTATTGTAGATAGAATGGATGATCATAGTATCTGGCATGATGCTAAGATTGATTTCAAATCTCTTTACACACTGCAAGACCTTATCAATGCATAATTTCTTACCAACAGAATACTTTGAATATAATGGTCGCCCTAGAACACCTGAACACATACTCATGTTGATCAGTGAACTAGAAGGATCATACCAACATCTCAAATTCATGGGATACAAAGATGACATGGACACACTTGATGAAATTAAACAACGTTATTACAAAGAATACTTCAAAGCAAAAAAGCATTCCAAATGACGTGCTATACAGAATCTATCACAAAGCTAGATTAAAAGCACATAAACCACGTCCAGTACGTACACATTACAATGCTAACACATACGGATGAAAACATTTACTAATACATCAACTAAACCATACGATAGGCATTACTATAAGGTTGAATTGAATGGTCAGTCAATTACATTGGAAGACTATGAGATGGTGAGACAAGTGTGTTACAAAACTGATGCAGTTGTTACTGTCATGGACTATACCAAGAAGGGATTCAAATAATGTATAATATCATCCCCCTATTCCCAACACTAGTCTATCACACTAACATCAAAACAAATGTCAATGAGTTGATAGACTATTGTTATGAACAGAAAAGAAAGGATGATGTAGGATCAACATACGAACAAAGATCAGGTGTTAACTCATATCAATCTAATTATCTACCAATCATAGAACCATTACAACCAGTAAGGGATAAGGTAGATGAAATACTAAGTGAAGTATGTACTAGAGAAATATATCATGATGCTAACTGGATTAACATTAACCCAACAGGATCAAGGAATGTACAACATACACATCCTGGTGCAGAGTATTCAGCAGTATATTATCTGAAGAATGAAAGCAACACAGGTATTGTATTTGTAACCCCACTAGCACATACTTCACATCACATCACCACATACACTAATCAAAAGCTTGTAGAAGATACACGAGCATCACCACAATACAGGATAGAACCATCTCAAGGTGATCTATTATTATTCCCATCATACTTACCACATTGGGTAGAAGAAAACAAGGGAACAGAGGATAGAATTAGTATATCATGGAACATTAACATGATCACTGATAGTATGCAGAGAAAGATATTATTGTGACACATATGTACCACTCTCCGCACATTGGTGTAACAGGGTTTTCCACAGTTTTGACACAGGTTGTGGAAAACTTTTGTAATCATTAAAAAAATATAGGTAAGGTGCGGTCACGAAGCTGTCTTAGGCTGCCACCTACCGAAAGTCAAGTACGGTTGTGCCAGTTGTTTTAGTGTCACAACAAACCTCAGAAACACTTGCAAAATACTCAGAGATGCTTTATAATAACAGCATGGTTCTCCAAAAGACTCGGAAACTCACTTTTTGACTTTTTGAGTTTTTTGGGAATCGCACTTTTCCACACCCTGTGGAAAACTCAAAAAGTTAAAAAGTTTAATTTTTAAGTTTCTTACTTTTATAAGAAAGTTAAAAAACTCATTTTTTAAGATTTTGAGGTTTTTTGAAAAATTTAATTTTAAGATGTTTGTGAAAACGTACGAAAACCTTGATAGTTCAGCCATTAATAGGTTGAAAATTGATAAAGATGTAGTATTTGTTACATATCAGAGTAATATTGACAAAGAATACGAATTTAACTGTGAAAACACAGTAGAATTCGATGAAAAAGTGTCAAATACTCTTAAAAACAAAGAATCTATTGGTAAACTACTTAATACTAGTATTAAAGAAGGCAAACTCGTTGATATCACTAAATAATTGCACTGTTTGAGGTAAATCACCGCAAAATCAATGTCCAAACGTTATAAGAACGAAGGCAACAACAAGTACAATCAAATTAATGACGATTTTGAAGATTATGGTTACAATGTAAAAAATATTAGGAGATCACATAAGAAGAAGGTAGCAAAATTCAAACGAGAAGACAACTACTATGAGGACAGTTAAATAAGTGGCATAGCTATTGCCCCATTCCATCCTGTATGCTCTATATTAAGAGTGTACAGGAATTTTTTATGCAAAACTTCAATGAATTCATCAACTACGTCTATGCATTTTATGGTGACGGCGGGATCTATGATCAAAAGCGCACTAAGGAACAAATTGCATTTGCCCTTTGTTCTTATCTTGACGATATCGATGCCCGTGATGATGACTATTACAGTTGGGGATATGGTGACAGTCTAGACCGTGAACGGGTGAGAGATGTTATGAATGACATCTATGGTCCTGTGCCAGTTGTTGCTAACGAATCACATTTTAACGACACTGGTGTTAAAATTCTAAACTAGCTAACCAGTTGGATTAGTGGCACAGCGGGTATACCAATTGGCACCCGCTGCGTCTATAATAAGAACATACACAACACAGAAACGATTTTATGTACACAGTTCAATGCCCCGCACTAGGTGAAGAGGAAATGACAAACGACCTCGACCGTGCAACCGATGTTTGCTACAGCATGGCAGAAGAATCTGGATCATGGGCGGGTGTCCGTGATATTATGGGAGATGTGATCATTGAGTATGGTGACATCATGCAGGCAGTTGCCAACGGTGACCTGTAAAATGAAACAAGATCTCTATTCATACAATCT